TAAGAATGAGTGTTTAAAGTGCTTAAAGCAGATCCACCAGAATGCGTGGGGCTGACAGGAAAGTTAGGCTTACCTGTACCCGCTAAATTTACAACTGAATCTACTTTAATTTCAGGCATTAAACCACAACCCACCTAACTCCTGAAGGAACTGTCACTGTTATACCGTTATTTACTGTTATTGGCCCTGCACTCATGGCATTATGGCTTGCTGTTATTGTGTAGTTAGTTGTAACGGCTTGATCGTTTTCATAAAAAACTTCGTCGCTGCCACCGCCTGTGGCTCCACCACCGCCACCACCACCTGATATTGTGGAGAAACTAAGAACGCCGCTGCCGTTGGTTACTAGTGCCTGTCCATTGGTTCCATCTGCTGTAGGGTGACTAAGTCCATCAATAACAACTTTACCAGAGCCATTTGGCGTAATTGATATGTCTCCATTAGCCCCATCAGCTATAGTCACTGTTCCAGAGTTTGTACCTGAATTAGTGCTTAAAGTTAAATCGCCAGTGCCTTGAGTAGTAATAGTTGCATTGGAGTTATTATCGCCAACCATCACTGTGTCAGCGCCTAAATTAACATCACCAGTGCCGTTAGGAATAATGTCTATGTTGGCATTGGATGTTGAGACAATATCATTACCGTTGACATCTAAGTTACCGCCTAGTTGTGGAGAGGTATCGTCTACTACATCAGTAATTCCTGAACCTGAAAGTGAGCCAACAGACGCAAACGCTAGGTTACCAGAACCGTCTGTTTTTAAAACATGTCCTGCGCTACCATCTGATGTCGGATGAGAAAGGCCATCAAGGATAACTTTACCAGAACCGTTTGGCGTAATTGAGATGTTGCCGTTTGATGTTGATACGATTGAGTTTCCGTTTACATCAAGGTTCCCACCTAGCTGCGGAGTGGTGTCTTCAACTACGTTTGAGTTACCGTATGCGGTCTTTACTGTCCCGCCCATACCACTGTGATTAGTGCAATAGTAATAAAGAGTGGCAGGTGCGTCTTGCTCCAGTGTTACCTCTACATAAGCACCTGTGTTACCTGCTGTGCCTACTGTCGTAATTCCTGTAGTAAAGGCTGAACCTCCACCATGACTTCCGTTAGAAGTTGTAGAAAAGGCGAGTGGATGACCGCTGTTTGAGCTATTACTGTTGTCAAAGCGATATGTAATGCCCTTTGAAAGAGATATGGTTTGCCTATCTGTCCCATCAATATGGTATTTGTTGCTACCACCGACAGACGCAACTGTGACCGTTATTGTTGCAACTGCCGCCTGTCCAGAAGTGTTAATCTTTGGAGCAAACTTTGCTAAATTTCTGTTTATAGTCATGTCAAATTCCTAAATAGCATATTGTTGAACTTGCAAGATGTCGCCCACCGAAGCACCTGATGCCAAGGTCACCGCTGATGCGCTTATTGAATAATCTGTTGTTGGCAGTAAGAGTATACCGTTTAGATATACTGCAGACTTGTTTATATTGTAACTCCCAGAAAATGCTGTCTGACCTGCTGTTGCGGTAAACTCTGTTGTCGAATAATTAGCTGATGCACCGCCATACTCTACGACCTCAACAATATCACCTACACTTGCCCCAGAAGCAAGAACAACTGACGTTCCGTTTGTGGCTGTAAAATCTGCGCTGTTTAATTTAGCACCGTTCATAAATACGAGAATGTTTCCAACGGCATAATTTACAGTAAACGTTGTTTGACCTGCAGTAGCCGTAAAACTGGTAAACTCATGAGCGCTGCCAGAAAGAGTTAGATCCGCAGCACTAGGGCTTATAAATACTATTGCACTACCTGATAGGTTTAGTAGCGATCCTGTTGAACTGGATGATAGTACTCTTGTTAGAGTTGTACCTGAATGCGTATATACACCTTGTCCTATTTCAAAGGCAGTTCCATCTTCTATAACGTATCTGACGGTATCCCCATTAGAAATACCGCCAGCCGCAAAAGTCTGAAAACCTGCTTCCGCAGAACCAAGGGTCACAGTTCCTGTGCCTGTGGTTGATGTACTTACCTTAACTCGATCTGCAAATTTCACCACAGTAAAGCTCCATTAAGCTATGCGAATGATAGCGTCAGAAGCTGTTTTCGCTGGGAACTGAATAGTAAAGTCACCTGCTGTAGAGGTCTTGTCAGAACCAAAGTCTAGTACAACTACTGTGTCTGTTGTGCCTGATCCGCCACCTGTTGTGGTGTTATAAATCAAAGCCCCACGAGCTGTCACAGTTGCACTGCTAAACGTCAGGTCATCGAAATCTGTCACCGCTGTCGTGCTACCTTCCAACGATGGATTTACATTTGTCAGAGTTCCACCACCTGCAGAATAACCAGACCCACTTACCTCGTTAGAGGTAGTATAAGCAGTTGTAGCTGCGTTGAAGGAAGCGCTGTTTGTATACATCGCTAGCTTGAATGTATGCCCTCCTGAGCCGCTAGCTTTGAAGTTATGTCCCCCCTCAAGAAGTTCTTGCTTGAAGGACGAACACATAAAGTTACCAGAAAATGCCATATCATAATCTCCTTATTAGCTCGGCAAGTTTAGGATGCCCTGCGTCTTTCAAGGCATTATACACGGTTGTGCGGTCACTGCGAATAGCTTCTCGCATATAAAATGCAACCGTCTTTTCCATGTGCTTTTGAAAGGCTTGAGCCTGATCTCGAATAGCAGGATGTGCATTGTCGGAAACGCTTATCAGTTTTTCCACACATCTCTCTGCCACCTCATCAGGTGTAAACCCTCTATTCTCTGTAGTTCGTATATTAACTATAGGTTCTTTTGGTATATCTATATTAAATTTAAACATTACCCTCGTCTCTGCTATATCCCTCTTCGCCATCCCTATAACCGTCTTGTTGCAGTAAGCCACCCACTTTAGTAAAGGCTTGCATAGCGAGTTGATGTTGCTTTCTGTACTCGTTCATGAGATCTGTATCGCCCTTCATGTATGAGTACGCTTCTAATAATGAGCCATACAGCAAAGCTGTTTCGGCATTGTCACCTAAATATGTTGTACCTGCAGTAACTATAGATGGTGGATCATAATAATAATTTATCTGAGCAAGATAAGCAGCGTCTGGCGTTGGGGCTAATATAAAATAACCCGGTGTACTTGTTGTGCCGCCAACAAACTGACCATAATATTTAGGCAAACCTGTATCTGATGCAGGATACGCCTCTTTCATAAAGGTAATGTTTTTATTTAAAAGATAACTATAACTACCACTACCGTCCTGTATAACTATAGAATACACGGCGATCATGTCTGTTGGCCTAGCCAAATATTGAGAGTTAGCAACTGTTGCGCCAGTAGCAGCTTTTCTAAGCTCTGGAATAAGAACCTGACGAAGTATCTTCTCTTCTGCCTGACGAACAAACGTAGGAATATTAGCCACAAAAGAAGTCTCTGTATTCTCCGTGTAGTCCTGTATTGCCTGTGTTAACTCTGTATAGTTCATTTGAACTTATCCGTTTCTAGTAAATTTACCACCGCGAACTGCTGCGCCCATGCCTTTACATTGACCACCGTGTCCCATTTTTTTAACTTTTCCGCCACGTTTCATAAAACCCATCTTGTTACGGACTTCTGTTGGGAGCTTACTCAGCCCCTTGTTTCCTTCAGGAATAGCTTTTAACGCCATATCTAATCTCCTTTTAACAATGCTACCATGTTTAAATTTCCAAATCCACCGTTAAGGTGTATTCGCTTGGCCTCCCATACCACTGTGGTTTGGACAATAATAGTATAATGTTGGTGCGCCTACAGCCACAACGATCTGAGTATAAGCACCTGCATTGCCCGGTGTTCCATTGTAAGTTACGCCTGTTGTGTACTCTACACCACCCGCATGAGTTCCATCTGAAGTCGTTGAGAACCTTAATGGGTGACCACTATTGCTTGAGTGCGATTGATCAAACAAATATGTGCTTCCTTCGTTAATAGTTCCTGTGGGTGCTTCTACACCATCAACGTAGAATTTGTTGCCACCACCATAACCTGATGCAGCAGCAACTGTGATTGCAAAGGATTGTGTTACATTAACTGATGAGGTTGCAACACCGACTCCTCCTACAGCAGTAGAGCCAGTAACAGGAACGGTTGTAACTAAATCACCTGTTATTGTGACGGTTCCTACACCACCTACCGCTTGAGATGGCGCAACTGGATTTGCGGTGAATATAAGTGCTGATGCCGCGCCAACTGTGCCTGTAGCAGAAACACCCGCCGGGGCTACCAAGCTCTCATCAAAACTTACAGTAACCCTGCCTACAGATGCAGTCATAAATTGAGCAGAGTTCCAAACAGGATCGAATCCAAATAATTGTCTGCTTGCTGCTAAAGCAGTATCTGGCCTTGCGTTTGCCAAACTTTGCGGGTCAAATATTCTAACCCTGCCAAGAAAGTTTTGTGGATGGTCATCGTCGGCCACGTCCCTTCCCACACGTAGACCTGTCTTCACACCGTTTTTATACTCATCAACAAGATCAGTTAGAGGGTATCTGAAGCCAGTTCTGTCACAGAAGCCAAAAGAGTATTTGTTTCTAGCGGTTCTCATCCACCCCCCAAAATAAACGTATTGTGTGGTACAAATCTTATAGAAGCTGTCTCCGCATCTTCCCCCGCTGCAAGTTCAAATTGATACTCATACTCTTGTTTTAACGGCACAACTCTATCTGCCGACTCAGGCTTTTTCATAGCTATTTGATAAGCAAGGCCAGCAACAAGACATGGGACAAATCTAGGTGGTATCGCTGCATTCGTGCCAATACCTGAAGACAAACCATCTATTCCTTTTAAACGAAAATAAGCCAAAGTGTAAGCAACGTCTGGTACAGGCCACAAGGTTATTGTTGTTTCTGTAGCCAATCTTCGTACATATACCTGACTAGGTTTGCCTGTAGTGTTTTTGTTAGATTGGGCAGCGTAGTTGGATACAGATATACGTTCCAATGCTGTATCTAGTTGGCTAGTGCCAGTACCAGTCCTTATATTATGTTCTATAACATCTATGGTGTCCACAGGCATAGTATAGGTAGCTGTACCCGCAGTTATAGCCAGAGTCCCCTCGTCTATAGTAAACAGATTAAGTCCTCTGTTCTGCCACTCAAGCAACATAATATTAAGGCTACGCCTCGCTGTCCGAAGATCGTAACCCGTGTTTAGTTCTACCCCTGCACGTTCGTAGGCTTCCTCGAATATGTCAGGTAAATCTGGTGTAACCACTGCCATTTGTTATTTCCTAAACTGTCTCGTCTTCTTTGCGATCTTCTTAGGCTGGCGCACATGCTGCTTACCTGCCTTTTTACCTTTTCTCTTAGCTCTTGAAGTAGCTGCATATTCAGCAGGACTAAGAGCTTTAATAGCCGCAGAGGGGAGATAACGCTCCCCTGTAGCCTTTTTACCTTGCGTAGATGGCTTACCGCTCTTGGTTCGCCATTTTTGCTTAGTCCAGTTTTTAAGACTTCTCTGCGATTTCTTTAGCGGCATTACTTTTTCTTCTTAGCTTTACCGCCACGCTTCATAGCCATAGGCTTTTTAGCCATCATACCGCCACCGCGCATCATTTTTGTTTTACCACCGCGCTTCATTGCCATCGGTTTTTTCTTCATCGCTCTAGGTTTCATAGCCATCTGTCAATCTCCTTTTCCTGTTAACAACCAGCTCTGTATACTCTTCTTTAGGGTACACCTCATAATAGCCCAAGCGTTCGAGCTTGTCACTTGCTTGAACCACTAACTCAAGATCTTGAATAAATACCATGCAGTATGGTTGATCTACAGAACTCTCCCAATCATGATCAGACAGAAAATCAAGCTCTGCATCGTCTGCACCGTAATCAGGATGGAACTCCATACAATGCAAGTTCTCAAATAGTATGTTTAGGTTTTGCACATACCTGTGAAATTTATTTAGTTTTGGGATTTTATAAGACGCTACTACGACAAGTTCTTTACCTGTGACGGTAAAGTCAGCGCAATGACGTAAGCTGTCTGCGTACACATCGTCTGTCTCTACAACTAGAACTTTGTCACGTTTCCATGCATTCTTTGCATATGGGCAAGCAGAAAGACCTTTGAGGCTTTGGTTTGGCACTTCCAAAACCTCACGCGACCAGCTTCGTAAATCTGCCTCTATGCTACTCAATCTCTGTAACCCCCACCTGCTTTTTTATAAGCTTGAGCCATCATTTGAGCTTTTCTGGCTGACCACTGACCCGGTGCGCCACCTTTACCACCTGCTTTTATTCTATTAAATATACGTTTTCTGAGACCCGGTTTGGTGTAGTTACCCGCCTCATTAACACGGCTTTTAGACTTCTTTTTCTTTCTGACCTTGCCACCTCGTTTCATAGTGACAGGACCGTCATCTATATTCTTAGCAGCTCTTAATATCGCTAAGTCTTTTGCATCATCACCCGTAGATTGAAACGCCATAGGAGAACTCCCTTTTAGTTGACTGGGTATGTTAGATCTTGAAATAGCCATCTAACACTTCCATCTCTTCCTAGCCTGTCTTAGACGGCTGTTTGGATTTTTTGCTGCTTTTGGAAACTTTTTCATCTGCCCTGCAGATCTAGCGCAGAAAGACTTACGACGTTTTGCGTCCTTGCTGCCTTTCTTAACCTTACCAGTCACAGCAGTTTTGAGCTTAGAACCGGGATTGTCCCTTCGGTACTTAGCTACACCTTTTGCGGTCATACCCGCACCTTTTTTGGTGGGCCGCTTATGGCCCCCCTTTATGGTGTGACCCTTCATAGTTCCTTTACGAGCAGCCATAACATTAGTTATAGAATATTGTTATAGCCGTTAGTGCCGTAGCGGTAGCCACATGAATATCACTAACTCTAATCCCGTCGTCTGGGATGTTAACGGCGTGAACGTCAGAGGCTTTTAGATCTAAATCTAGAACTGTAGCCCCACCGTTGCCATCTGAGATAGTTAGTCGGGGCGTACCCGATCCTGATAAAACATGTATCTGCCGTATGCGAGCAGGGCCAACTGCGAGTGAGCCTGTTCCTGTGACACGCTTTGCCTGTACATCACTAGACATAGCTTACCCCTCTTTCTTAGGACGACCGCGCTTTTTGACAGGCACTTCCTCCCACGCCTCGTTCTCAGGAGTGTTCGGATCATCTGCTTTTAGCGTTCCATCATCGTTTCTTGCACGGACTTTTTTGGTATTTGTCCATACTTTCAGCGGATTACCGTCTGGGTCTAGCCCACGAGCGGCCAACTCTTCCGCGCTTGGTGGTGCAAATCTACTCATGTATCACCTATGAAGCAGAAATGGTTGCGCCTGTATCCGAACGCTTGAAGTTTGTACCGTCAGAAAAAGCTATAATAGGATCTCCTCCCGCACCATTAGAAACAAAGATAAGTGTACCTGCACCTGAAGTTGAAGCAGATGGTGCTGTAGCCACAGTAAATGTTGGAAGTTTAATGTCGCCCACAAAACCAGCAGTAGCTGTAACTGGGCCTGAAAATGTAGTTGATGCCATAATATATACCCTTTGCACAAGGTTTTGCCTAGCAGTCTGTGCAACGTCAGGTCGGGGAGTGTCCTGTCTGCAAGGCTAATGTTGCCCCTAAAAAGATCATAACATAGTTTTTTAAAAAAGAAAGGGGCAACTCCTGCAAGCTGCCCCTATTTACCGGGAGAAGTAAATGTCCCTTGGGAGGACTACTACCCCTATATCATAAATTATGCTCCGGGTGAACCGAAAATTCCTAATGGATCTGATACACCAAAGGAATAACGCTCACGAGCTTTGTATCGAACATTACCTGTGTCGAAGTCTCCATCCATAGATGTTGCCATAGTGGTACGCTCGAAGTGCTTCATACCATTTGGAATATCTGTTGTAATGAAGAATGCATCTGTGTCCGTTAGATAGTGGTTCACACGGTAGCCTTCAGGGATCGATCCGTTTGAACGCAATGCGTTTGTATCGTTATCCGCTGTACCTGTGCGAAGCTCTGTCTGTAGCAGT